TCGAACATAATTATTGGAGTGATATGGATGACCGTGCAGTAATAGAACGATACATCCTTGAAGCATGGGATCAAGGCTTGACTGGTGCTGACGTTGTAACATACGTTCAGTATATGTCAAGCATTCCCTCTTTTGAGATAGAACCTGTTTTACAAAATTTAATTGCGAGAATGTCAGAATGAAACTTTCACTATATGAAAAATTATTGCAGTATAACTGGTTCTATAAGATGATACAACATTTTACTCTTATGGAGTATCTTGTGATTATGATTGTTATTGGATTGATTGTATGGGTGTGAGTAAACTTTATCTAGACATGGATGGTGTTTTGTGTTCTTTTGAGAACCGATATCTTGAATTGTTTGGTGAAAGTCCTGGTTCGTCTAGAGATAGAAAAAACTTTTCAAGTAACTGGACTAAATTTATTGAAGGTGAAAACTTTGCTACACTAGATTGGAATCCTGGCGGGCAAGAATTGCTTGCTTACGTGCGAACTATTCCAAACATAGAAATTGAAATGTTGACTTCAAGTGGTGGAATGAAGTATCATACTGAAGTGACAATCCAAAAGACACAGTGGCTTTGCGAACGTGGTATTGAATTTAAAATAAATACTGTACCTGGACGTAAATTAAAAGCCGCTTACGCAACACCAACAACTATATTGGTTGATGATACACCAGATGTAATTGATTCGTTTGGTGCCGCTGGCGGTATTACGATACTGCATAAAGATGTAAATGAGACTATTGCTAAATTACAATTTTATTGTGAAGAGTATATTCTCCCACCTCATACCGATTGAGAGTAAAAATGAAAATTGCTATTGCTTCCGATGTTCACCTTGAATTTGGTGACTTAATTTTAAAGAACGAAGAAAACGCTGACGTATTAATACTGTCTGGCGATATCTGCGTTGCCGCTGACTTTCGTAAGTCTGATCCATATGGGCTTGTGGAGTATGGTAAAAGTCAACGTTATATTGACTTCTTTTCCCGTTGTGCGTTTGAATTTCCTAAAGTGATTTACATTGCCGGCAACCACGAACACTATAATGGTGACTATGCTGAAACGTTTACCATTCTACGAAACTTTCTCGGACATATTCCGAATCTACACATCCTCGACAAAGAACATGTAGTCATTGATGACGTAACATTTATTGGTGGCACATTGTGGACCGACATGAACGCACAAGACCCTGTTACACTTGCACACATTCGTGGCATAATGAATGATTTTCGTATCATTCAAAACAGTGCTGAAATGGTTTCATACAAGACAATGGTCAATGCATATGATGCTGATGGCAATGTGAAGTTAGATGAAAATGGGCAACCAATTCAACAAGCTGAATTTCATAAACGTCCTGCTAGATTCACACCAGAAGATACTGTACAAGATCACAAGAAAATGTTACAATACATTCAAGTGACTACTGCTATGCTTGGTGAGAATACAAACAAGTATGTTGTTGTTGGGCATCATGCACCCAGCAAGGCATCTACACATCCACGATATCAAACTGAAGTGATTATGAATGGTGCATACAGTAGCCGTTTAGATCAATTCATTCTTGACAATCCACAAATCAAATTGTGGACTCACGGGCACACACATGAAGACTTTGATTATATGATTGGTACTACTAGGGTTGTTTGCAATCCACGTGGATACATTAATTATGAAGACCGTGCTGATAACTTTAAACTAAAATACGTGGAGATTTAATGGAAGACCCTATTGACTTTGAGAATTCACATCCAGATATGGAAAAGATTATTGGATCAGATAAACTTTTGCCAGTAACAAGATCAGTAGCAAAAATGCTGATGCGTAATCCGTACACATCATTAGGGAAATTCTTTAAGAAGTTATCTGATGAAAACTTAGAAGTGTTAATGGAAATAATTGATGAGGGTGACAGTGAATTCAATGAACGTATGGAAGACATTGTGCTAATGACAGAGATGTTATCCCGTGCTGAAGGTGTGCCAAGCGAATCTATTGAAGAGATTACCGAAAATGTAAATTACTTTGGTGCATGTGTTACCTGTGTTTCACTTGCACGAAAGGGTCTCGTTCGTGTATACTATGAGAACATGTCGTTTGGTACCGATAATGGTGAAAAAGTAATTGTGGAGAGAATATGAAAACTTATGACACATTCGAAAACGTTTCTGAAATGCAACCTTGCATGAAACGTCCTATTGTTATCAATGCTAAACGTATTGACGAAGACTTTCGTGTAAATACTTTAGAGGGTAATTACAAGCAAGGCAAAGCTGGTGATTATCTTATGAAAGGTATTGACGGAGAACTTTATATTTGTGATGGTCCTATTTTTGAAAAGACTTACGATTTCGTATGAACATCTTTTATCTGAATCACGAACCAAAAGTTTGTGCAGAAATGCACTTAGACAAACACGTTGTTAAAATGATTATTGAGTATGCACAACTCATGTCTACCGCACACCGTGTTCTTGATGGCACTCAAGATGTGGAAAAGCGATATGTTCTCGGTTCGCTACCTGCACGTTGGCGCCATATTAAAGTGTGGAAACATCCAAGTGAATCCATGAACACAGGTTTGATGAGAGCATCACACGTTAATCATCCGTCAAACCTATGGGTTCGTGCAAGCAAACAAAACTATATGTGGTTGTATCAGATGTGGACTCACTTATTGGCTGAGTATACACATCGATATGGCAAAAATCATGCATGTGAAAAATATGCAAAATACCTTTGTGTGCCTCCAGAAAAAATTGCTGACATTCCGTTCACCGAGCCCACACCTGCGATGCCCGATATCTACAAAGTGACAAATGATTCTATTCGGTCATATCAAAACTACTATATACATGATAAGGCGAGATTCGCAAATTGGAAAAACAGAGAAATCCCAGAATGGTTCTCATACGGAGTAAACAATGCCAACATACAACTTTCGCCATCGTGAAACAGGCGAAATAACAGAAAAATTCTTTAGCATTAGTGTTAGAGAAGAATATCTCAAAGATAATCCACAACTAGAATCTATTTTACTAGCCGCCCCATCATTAGGCGATCCTGTTAGGTTGGGTTTACGAAAGCCGGACAATGGATTTAGAGAAGTCCTTTCCAAGGCTAAAGAAGCGCATCCTTTAGGAAATATTAACACGTTCTAATAATGGCAACCCATAAAAATACTACAACATCGAAAAGGGCACCCATGGCAAGAAAACCTGCTGTATCTAAAGCGGCGAATACCGAACCAGAATTTCAAATTCCCACTAAATTAAAATCAGTCAATAATACACTCAGACTTAGATTAGATGATTTAAAGACTTTTGATCCCCTAACAGAAAACCAAAAACTATTTTTCGATGCATACAAACGTGGAGACTATTTTGTAGCACTTCATGGTGTAGCAGGTACAGGTAAAACATTCTGTGCGTTATACAAAGCAATCGAAGAAGTGATGGACAAATCAAATCCATTTGATAAGATCATTGTAGTACGTTCTGCGGTTCAAAGCCGAGAGATCGGACATTTACCTGGTGATGTAAATGAGAAGATGGAAATCTACCAACAACCATATCGTCAAATCTGCGACACCCTTTTTGGTCGCAAAGATGCATGGGATAGATTAGAAGAACAAGGACACATTGAATTCATTTCTACATCATTCATTCGTGGTATGTCATTCGATGACGCTATCATTATCGTTGATGAGATGCAAAATATGACATTTGAAGAGATTGATACTGTTATGACAAGGGTTGGCTATCGTTCTAAGATTATTTGGTGTGGTGACTATAGACAAACTGACTTGAATAAAAAGAAGAATGATGTATCAGGTATTCTTAAATTCTTTGACATTGCATATCACATGAATGCATTTACAAAGATTGAATTTACTGTAGATGATATCGTTCGTTCTTCATTGGTAAAAGATTATATTTTAGCGAAGTTACAACATGAAGACGGAGTAGATACTGCTAAATAAAATATCATTATAACAACAGGATTACTGAAGTGAAATTTAAACACATTGGATGCGACATTGACTATGATTTGGAAACCGAAACACCAGAGGGATTACTATATCCTTCTGTGACTACGATTACATCCCAACACGGCAAAGATAAAATCCTTGAATGGAGAAAACGTGTGGGCGAAGAAGAAGCGAATCGTATTTCAACTAGAGCATCCAATCGTGGAACTAAAGTCCACAAGATTTGTGAAAACTATTTGAACAATGAAGAGGATTATGCCCGCACAAATCCAGCACATATACACAAGACAATGCCAGATACCATTGCCATGTTTAAATCGTTACAGCCTCTATTGGATGAACACGTAAACAACATTCACGCATTAGAGATTACTTTGTATTCTCATAATCTAAAAGTTGCTGGTAGAGTTGACTGTATTGCAGAATATGATGGCAAATTATC